ACAAAGAACTGGCGCTTATGACAGAGGATCAGGTGTTGAGTTTGCTTAATGAGGAGCGAGCAGGTGCCAAGCGCATCTCGATACTGGAGCGCCTACACCAGCGCTACACGGCGATGCGTACGGCACGTGAGCGTATGGAGTTGCTGAAGGAAGCGAGAGCGCTCTAGCGCTTCTTTGAGTAGAACAGCGTCCGGTCGCCAAAGAGATAGAAACCTACGGCGGCTGCGAAGTTATCAACCGACTCGGACGATTGCCCGTTGAGCTTTAGCGTCGCCCACGTCGTGAGCACGATAAGCGCAACGCCTGGGCGCATCAGCCGTACGATCGCCTCGACCCACGGGTAGGACGGGTTAGCACCACCGGCATCGTTCATCGCCTTGAACATGTTAAGGTCTAGTTCGCGCATCCGCACGTACTCGGCGATGTTGGTAGGCTTATACCCTTCGGTCTGTATAAACCGACCGATCAAGGATTTACCAAGATCAACAGCCAGTGGGCCAAACGCCGCAAGGATTGTTAGCGGGTCCATTACGGGTAATACTTTCGGTCTAGTTCAAAATGCGGGCCGTCCTTAAACGTCTTCCAATCCCCACCCCAGACAATAGCGACGCCTAACTCATTTGCTGCGGCTTTCATGGCGTTGGCGATCTTATGGTACAGAGGCCAAGACCAATCAACTTGATTGTCTACCCATGCACCAAGATCAACGGCGTGGCCTGTGATGTGACGGCTGTTAAGCGTTTGACTTGCGCCTGATGCTACTAAAGTCTGTTGACGCTCAGGCGAGCGTAAGCCCTCAAGCACCGTAAAGTCTACGGGCGACAGATCAATCGCGCGCTCGACAACCTTGACAAGATCGGGATGAACGCCTTGCAGACGTTCGATCGATCGTTTGCCTAGCTTAAACACCTAACAGCTTCTTAAAAAAAATAGCAGCAGCGCCAGGACCAAGGAGCACGGCCACCATGACGGCGTACATCAGGTACTCAAGTTTCTTCATCTTAGCCGAGCCATCGTCGAAGCGTTGTTCGACACGACCAAATGACTGTTCAATCGACTTGTACCGTTCTGCACAAACTGCCTCATGGACAGTCAAACGCGTATCCACATCGTGCTCCATGATGTTCCTTACCTATTAATCGATCAGCGCATTTTCGCTCGGTTCAGATGCTAGCGCATTAATAGACGTCGTTGTTGCTCCACTTCTCATAAACTCCGCAGCACGTTGCGCGGCTTTGTTTTTAAAGGCTGATGGGTTGCTAATGATCTTCAACACATTATTGCGTTCTTGCGCTGGCAACTTTTCTAACAGGTTCTTTGCGCCTTGGGGCGACTGCATAGCCTCCCCTAGTATCTTCATCGTTTTAGCACCAACCGCCTTTTCCAATTCACTAATTGTTTTGTTGGTAGCTGTATTCCAAAAATTTAAACGAGAAGGAAGTCGAAAACTAGACGTATTTTGTTGTATTAGTGTTACAAGTGCTTTCTGACCTTCAGACGCTTGTTTACTCGCCGCCATTTGCGCAAGATGTTTATCTGTTAAAGACTTAAGCGTTGATATTGTGTTCTCGCTTAGTTCAGTGGCGATGTTGTAGTTACCTGGGCCAAGGAATTTTTCAACTACATCAGGCGCTTCGTTTTGCACCAAGCGCACAAACGCGTCCTTATCTGTTTTCCATAGCCTAGCGGCTTCGCCGGTCAGCTTAGTCTCAGCAATTTTTTGCATACCTTTAGAAAACTCATCAAGGTACTCACGGTAGCCTTTGCCGCCCGCCGCTTCAATTGCGCTAATCAGTGTGGGTTTTAATTCTGACGTTACTTTAGCTGCTAAGTTGCGCTGCGTCGTAGCGTCTACGCCTGGGCGCAATTGTTGCACCGCAGCGTTAATAGAGTTCTTACGAATAGCATCTAACGCTCTAGCGTCGATGATGCCGCCATTCTTAGTCCATTGAGCAATATCGTTAGCGACGTTCTTAGCCGCGCCACTAAGCAGATCATTACCTGCAAACTCAGGATTGTTTAACACACCGCGAATCTGGCTTACTATCTCGTCACCCTTAAGTGGTTTGATGCCCGCCTGCCGTAAACTGTCCGCAGCCGACTGAGCAAACCTTGCTCCTTGACCTAAATCAAGCGACGCTTCCGCTGCTTTCGACGCCCACTCATCAGACATTTGCGCTAACTTGCCAGGGTATGTAAACGTAGCCGCCCAAGTGTTTGAGTAACCAGGTTGCACCTTAGCAGGAGCAAAACGTGAGCCTGCGGGGATGCCTGCTTTAATCTCTTGTAGTCGCGCTGCTGCTGCCGCATGATCACCAAGATCAATCAGTCGGCGCACCTCTTGCACCTTAGCCGCCGCCTCAGCGCTTAACTTACCAGCCTCGGCCTCGTACTGCGCAACCTGCTGACCAAGATTGGCGCGATTTAGCGCCGCTTGACGCGCAGGGCTTGTGATGTCACGTAGCGTCTGCTTCATCACATCAGTGGTAGCGCGGACGTCTGTTGCTGTCATACCGCCCGCAAGTTTCGCTAATTCATTAACACCTTCATCATGGCTCATCGTGGCAAATTTATTCAGGTACTGAGCGCCTGACGGACTTTTCTCTAATGCGTTACGTACAAACGCTTGCCACGTTGGGTTTTGAATCTTCGCCGTTACCTCAGCCACGCTAGCGTTAGGTGGCGCATTGCGAAGGATACTTAAGGTTTGCTCAAGATCGTTACCTAGCGATGCGCGTGCTAAGGATGCAGCTTTGTTTTGCGCTACGTTTTTAAAGTCAACAAACTTACCAATAGTCTTACCAAGTAACGGCGCAACCACACGCCCGCCCGCTTCGTAAGTGGCGCCTTCAAGCACGTTTTGTATCGGCGTTGTTATGGCGGCTTCGCCTTGACGTGGCTGCTTGCCACCAAGATAAACGTCGCCTAACTCAAGCGCTTCTTTAGCTATACCATAACCTAAACCAGCGCCAGCAACGCCGCCCGTAGCGACACCAATCGGACCACCAGGCAGCGCAGCCGCGCCGCCAAGCAACGCGCCTCCTGCCGAACCGAGCGCTTCTATGGTCGGCGCAACGTAAGGGCGAATGTTTTGGTACATCTGCTGCCCAGGCGTTAACTGTTGCCGTGGTGCCGTAGGCATACCTTCACTGCGAGGCTCAAGTCTAGCTGGCGCAGCAGGTTCAGGTGCCGCAACGGCAGGTGCAGCAGGTTTTAGCCCAACTTTGGCGTCAAAGTCTGCGCGGGGCATGTCTGAATAAAACTTTTTATAAAGCGCATCCGCTAGCGCTTCGTCAGACATGTCTGAATATTGGGGATACTTAGCGCGGACTTCAGCAATCGTAGCCATTAGCGAATACCTAATGGGTCGTCTTTAGCGCCTTTGCTGCTTTTAGGTGCTGAGGAAGGTCGTGCAGGGGTAGGCGCGACGCTTGGCGCAGCGCTTGGTGCTGGCGTTTCATCCTTCTTAGTATTGTTAGCAATGAATCGTCTCATGTTGCTAAGAATAGCCCTGTTAGCTTCAATAGACCTTGTTGGGTCAGACAGTGCCTCAAGCCAAGACCTAAATTCAACGTTAGAGTTAAGCTGTTGCGCGGACATACCAGTAGCATTTTTAACCGCGTTTAGCAACTGATTTCTTGAACTTTGAATAATGTCGCGCTGCGTCTGCGCTTCAGACCCTACCACGCGGCCAGCTACTTGACCAACGCCTGTACCCGCAACATACGACAACGCATTAGTTATAGCGCTGCGCCGCTGACTCGGTACAGCTTTCATTCTATCTAAGTCGTTGTACGCTGTCTCTAGTGTGTCGAGTATGTCGCCTGCTTGCTGTTGCCCTTCTTCGCGTTTGTTTGCCGCAGCAGTTGCCGCAGGTGTTTTTCCTGCTAGACCTATAACGCCAACCGATCCTACACCACCACCCCCATATTGACGCGCATCAATCGTAATCATTTGATTAGGGTTAGTGGGGTCTTGAATAGTCGTAAGCGTCGGTGCGGGCGGTTCTTTAGGTTCTCTTCCTGGCCCCAAACCTAATACTTGTACTGCCGCAGGAGAAAACGGCGTTTGACCCACAGCTTGATCGCGAGGTACAAGTGTAGGTCTGCCATTTTGTAGCACAGGAACTAATGGGGCTGGTTGTTGAGGTGGTCGTTGCGCGCCTTGAAACGCTTGATAACCTTCAGGTGTGGCTGGATAGCCAAGCGATGTCATCGTACGAATAGTCTCAGGCGGCAGCGTAGCGCGGAAGTCGTTTTCAATCTGTTTCAATATCAACTGAGCTTCAGCTTTAGCGGCTGGCGTATTGATGTTAGACACCATTCTGTAGCGGCGTTGTAATTCTTGGCTTGAAGGTGTTGGTGTTGTTAATGCGTTAGCGGACGCTGGAGCAGGTGTCGGTGCAGGCGTTAATGCGTTAGCAGGTGCTGGAGCAGGCGCTGGAGCAGGCGCTGGAGCAGGCGCTGGAGCAGGCGCTGGAGCAGGCGCTGGAGCAGTCGCAGGTGCTAATGCGTTAGTTGGGGCGTTTTCAGTTTGTCTTAAGTATTGATTAAACTGATCTTGATTGTCTAATCGCTCTAAGATAGATACGGCTGTTTTTACAAATTCAGGCCGACCCGTTTTGAACATCGCTTGCGCGGCGGCTCTTAAATCAGTCGGTCCACCTTTAGACGCAATAGTTGATTGAATCTGCGCCAACGCCTCACGCTCTTTAATTATTTCTTCCATCTTAAGCGCGTTAAACTGCGCAGCAGACGCCTTGCTGTATTGGTCCAACGGGTCTTGCAGTTGGACGCCCTTGTACGACAAGGCGATGTTCGGGTCAACGAGGGCCATGATTAGCCTCCAAAACCTTGAGAATAATACCCACCTTCATAGATAGGCGCAGGTGTTGCTGCTTCCTGTGGGCGCAAGGCGTTCAAAAAGTTCTGGCCTTGCTGATAATTTAAATACGTACCAAGACCTTGTGACAATGCGTTTGCGCCGCCTACGTACCCCGACGCCCGTGCTTGGGCAGCAGCGCCCAGCGCTTGACCGACGTTGCCTGCCATCGTCTGCCCTGCTTGGCCTAGTTGGTTGGTCGCCGTCTGGCCTACGCCTGCAAGCGATTGAAGCGGGTTAAGACGAGCGTTACGTTCAGCCTGGTAGCGGTTAAACGCGTTCATATACTCTTGCGACGCTAGACCTTGACCGTACTGTTGCGCGCCTTTTAACATGCCACCTGACAACAAGCCACCTCGCGCGGCTGCCGAGCGTTCTAAGGCTTTCATGCCTTCTTGCATACGGAACGCATAGCCTGGGTCTTGCTGAAACTGATCCATCCCAAAGGGTGTGTACTCAGTCGCAAGCGGCGTCAGTTTGTTAAGCGCGGTAATACCTGCTTGGCGCCAAGGCTCTTGCAGTTCAACTTGTCGCTCAAACTGCTGCATCTGCAAGTCTGCGGCGCGGTTAGCCGCGTCAGCTTGCGTGCTAGCGGCTTTCTTAGCTGCGCTTGACCCTATTAAAGCACTTCCAATTGTTGCGGCGGCAATCATCCAAGGTAGCATTTTAAATATCCTTTAGACTTAATTCTAAGCAACAGTGAATCATGTGATCTCACGCCCGCTCATGCGCAGGTTAACGCCGGTGTTGTTGCTGGCAATCGCTGACACGTAATCGCCCGTGTTAAGAATTTGCCCTACAACCTCAGGCCAAATATACGTTTCTTTAGCAGCTAACGTTTGTTTAGCTATGTAATATGCGTTTCCAACTGAACCACCAGACGCTACGATACTAATCGTGATTTCGCGCGCCACCGAATCATAGTTAGCGGTAGTCAGTTTATCAATGATAGTCGTCACAGCTAACGGTGCGGTGTAAACCGTTGTGTCTGCGTTCGGAATAATCTGGCCTTCAGCCAGTGTTTTTGCAGTTACAGTCATTTTTTAAACTCCATAGCGCAAGGTCAGCAACGGTGTGCTGCTCGATGAATAAGATACGGCGGGGAAAGTTGAAGGTAAAGTGCCGTACGTTTGACTAGCGGTAATCAACGTGTCCGCTGTCCCTACTGCGCTGCATCCTACCGTAGCCAACGCAATATCACTAGGTGTTCCAGCCCTGACCGTAGCACCACTGGCGTTAGCAAGCAAAACAAGCGCGTAAGTACCTGAGGGCAACGGTTGCGAGATAGTGATTTCTTTAGTGCCTGTAGTGGTCAGCCCAACAGCGCCAGCGTCTAATACTAACGACGTTGGGATGCCGTTTTCCATACGATAAACACCAAGGTACGCAAAAACACCTGTACCTGCGGTAGTGACCGTGCAGCCTAACTTTGTCCAAAGTTGATGTTGTCTTACCGTAAAAGGCATAGCGTATAGGGTGTTAGCTGCCACAGCCAACGTGCCTGCTGCCGTGGCAGGCGATAACGTTTCACCTGCGTAGAATCGACCTGACGCATAGCCGCCTTGGTCAAACACATCAAACGCGCCAGGATTGTCACGGAAGATTTGCGATACCGACGCTTGACCGGATGAGACGTAGATAGCCTGACCAGACGTCCACGTATTGCCGTTCATCTGATTGTCGTTAATCGTCACGTACTGCGGTGCTGATGATGTGCCATAAAAGTACACCGCAGCGTAGGCGTCGTTAGCAGGCGCCCACATGTTGTTACCGACAATCAACAAGTAACGAGGTTGGTTAGGGCTAGCCGTCAGCGAAATAATACCAATGCAACTAGCGTTAGGGAACGACGCGCTCTCACGTCGTGGGTTGTAAAGCGAGTTACCTGTAACGGTCGTAAACTGCACGTCAGTGATCGCAATGCAGTAGTCACCGCAATCGCCAACAAAGTTGCCGCTGATCGTATGAAAACTACCGCCTGCCTCAATACCTGACGCGGAGATGTTCTTTTTAGTTTGGCCGCTAATCCAGTTGTCAGCAATTACGTTGTTGTTGCCGGTCATAAAGATGCCGGACTCTTTATTGTTCGACAAATAGTTACCGATGATCGACAAACGATTGCCGTTAGCGTACATAGCCGACCAGTTGTTGCTGATAAAGCTACTCTCACTAACGCTTACGTCGTACGATATGGTCGTGTCAGCCGCTGGACCCATCCAAATAGCGGCGCCGCCCTCGGCAAGCACACTGTCGCTGCCGCACTCGGTAAACAGACATTTATCAACCGCAACAGCAATACACCCTGCTATAGCAATACCAATGTATTGCACGTTGTAAACGTAACAGTTAGTGATGTTAACGTCTTCAACCTTAGCAAACGACACCAATTCAGCCGTGCGTGGGCCTAAGTTGTTACCGTCAAACTTAATATTGCTGACGCTAATACCTTTGTCAGTGTAGACGTACGCCGTGCCGGTTTGATTGGGGTTCTTGAGCAGCGGCGTTGTCGCGCCAAGCGTATTTTTAGCTTTGATAATAGATGTAGCAGGCGAGTCACCATACATGTTGGTGCCGCTATAAATTACAAGCCCCGTACAAAGATAAGTACCAGCAGGGACGTATAAGGATTTACCCGTTGCTGCGGTCAGCGCATTTTGAAATGCCACGGTATCGTCAGTAACGCCGTCGCCTGTTGCACCAAAATCTTTAACACTGATGGTCTGACGAAGTTTGGCCTGCACGGTTGTCGTAACAGCGCCTGCGCCAGACGGCGAATAACCAATCAACGATGACCCCGACGCAGCGGCTAACGACGCGCTTAACGCGTCAATCAAACCTTGCGGTGTAGAAATGTTATCGACCGTCCAGATCGATACGTCGTTGCTATCCTTAAGAACAAATTTGTATGATGACGTGCCTAACCAAACGTTCGCTTCACCACGGACGTCTAAGATAATCGGGTTAGTGTTAGCTGTTGTACCCGTCGAATCGGTGTAGGTCGCTAGCGGTGTGGTTGTGCCAGCTTGATAGGTGTACAGTTTGCCGCCTACCAGCAATTCCCCGCTCGATGAGAAGAATTGCAGCTTTGGATTAGGGGATAAAATGGTTGGCATAATATTCCTTAAAGTGCGGCAATGATAAAGGCTAACAACTCGCTGTATCGCACACCTAAACGCGTTTGTGAAGAGCCGTCTGAAGTAGTCCATGTATCACTGCAAAACAAACCGTATTTTGACGCATCTAAGCCTTCTGCGGCAAATGCTTCTTGAACTTCTTGCGCGATAACACCAAAATGAATCCGCGCCTCATCACCTTTGGCCTCAACAGCGTCGTTCCATTTAAACGCCCGTATGAGTTTTTTGACTCGTTGAGCCGTGCGCTGCTCGGCGTCTGACAAATCTCTGATCTGTTGCTTTTGATTTGCGTCTGACGTATTGATCGTACCTGTGGTTGCGTAGACTACGGTGTATCTAAACGACGCAGTACCTAGCGCGCGGACGTTGTCTGTAGTGGGGCGCCAAGTGCCGCTGTCACCCGCAAAAATAACAGTGCCTGGGTAAGACCCATACGCAAGCAATACACCACTAGGCCCACCTACAATGCCGTAAGTAGTATCGTCATAAAAATAACCGTTAGCGGTTTTGTAGGTGGCGCCCACAAACGCGTTACTAGTGCTTGAAAACGTCTTAACACCTGAGATGGTTTGGGTGTCAGTTGTTGTGACAATACCAGCGCCGGTAAGTGATGTCGCGCCTGTTCCACCGTTAGCTACAGCAAGCGTACCTCCAAGCGTCAACGTTCCCGATGTAGTGATCGGACCGCCGGTAAGCGTTAACCCCGTAGTACCACCACTACCGCTGACGCTAGTTACCGTACCGCTGCCGCCCGTTGCAGAGATGGTTATGCCGCCCGAACTGTTGCTAATCGATATGTTTGTGCCTGCGGTTAGGTTGGCAACGCTGTAGCCTGAACCGTTACCTATAAGTAACTGACCGTTAGACGGCGTGGATGTAACGCCCGTACCGCCGTAGCCGATACCAATAGTTGACCCGTTCCACGTACCTGCGGCGACGACACCTGACAAGTCAAGGTTTTGTGAGTAAACGGTTGTCCAACGTTGGCTTAAGGTGCCGCTGCTGTAAGACGCTGTGGTAGATGGGCGAAAGGACGTGGCGTCGCCTACGTAGCGGCTTGTGCCTGGGTACGTACTACCGCTAGCCAACACAACACCATTGACGCCACCAATAACTGCATACGCCCCACTCTCACCAAAGTAAGCGTTTGTTGTTGCGTAAGTTGTACCTGCGTAGGTGCTAGAGTAGCTAGTGAAGTTCTTTTGACCGCTAATAACTTGGCTGTCGGTTAACGTAACAATACCCGCGCCTGTAAGCGACGACGACCCCGTACCACCATTAGCGACGTTTAACGTACCCCCAAGCGTAATCGTGCCAGACGACGTAATAGGACCGCCAGACGTCGTTAATCCTGTCGTACCGCCTGAAACATCAACTGAACTTACGCCCGTGGACCCCGACGCGCTTATCGTGATTGATCCTGCGCCGTTTGATATAGAGATGTTAGAGCCAGCAGTCAATGTGGCTAACGAATAGCCAGAACCGTTGCCAATCAACAGTTGACCATTAGACGGCGTTGATGTGACGCCTGTGCCACCATAGCCAACTGTTATGGTTGAACCATTCCATGTGCCTGCGGCAACAACACCTGATAAGTCAAGGTTTTGCGAGTAAACCGTCGTCCAACGCTGTGTCAGCGTACCCGAACTGTAAGAGGCTGTTGTTGAAGGTCTAAACGACGTAGCGTCGCCTACATATCGGCTTGTGCCAGGATAAGTAGCACCGCTGGCTAGTACGACACCATTAGCGCCGCCTACAACGGCATAAGCGCTGTTTTCACCAAAGTAAGCGTTAGAACCTGTGCCGCCGTCTGACGTGGCATAGGTGGTACCAAGAAACGTGTTGGTGTAGCTAGTAAAGTTTTTTTGACCGCTGATGGTCTGCGTGCCGGTCTTAGTTACGATACCCGCGCCGTCTAGCGTCGTTGAACCCGTACCGCCGTTAGCTACAGCAAGCGTACCCGACATCGTGATGGTGCCGGAAGACGTGATAGGCCCACCTGTAAACGTCATGCCTGTCGTGCCACCAGACACATCAACGCTAGTTACAGTGCCGCTAGACGTTGGTCCTGGTGGGATAATCGGCGGCGATAAATTAGCGTAGCTATCGATGAAAATTTGCATAGCCGCAGGCAGCAGCGCTTGGCTATCGTCGGCAGACGGCACAACAAAAGGCGGCGAAACTGCTTGGCTATCATCAAACGATTGTTGAGCAAACGGTGGCAGCAGCGCTTGATTGTCTGCCACTGACATAGGTGTGACGGCAGGCGGCGCTAGATCAGTAGCGCTACCCGCTACTAATATGTTGATGTTCTGCGCGGGCGGTCCAACTTGAAGATCGTCAAGACTTGTCTGGTTGTTGCCCTGCCCCACCAACGTAAACAGATTTAAAAAGAACCGATACCATTCGCGCGAAATGAGTCCCGTCTTCTCATCGATGATACTGACGCGGGGTGCGGGTATGTTAGTGATGTTAAGCATTGGTCGGCGTTATGAGGAGTTCCGCGCCCATAATCGCTGTTTTTACAGGATCGGTCATTGATAATTCATAGACCCTATCGCGCAACTTCATGGTCATCCCTAGACGCCTAAACCAAACGCGGTGGCCGTACTCACCAATCTTTCCAACCGAGGATGTACGGTAGTTAGACCATGTGTGACCGCCATCATCAGACCAACGTAGCATGACCTCAGGGTCAGCGCCCTGCGTGCCTGGAAGCTGTTGCTCCTCAATGAAGTAGTCACCTGTTTCTGTCACTAGATAGTTGCCGCCTGTTTCAGTAATAAAATAGACGTTTTCGGTGCGTGGATAGCCGTTTAAACCAACGCCAGACTCAATGTCGATCTGCATCGAATACTGCGCGGTACGTTTGAGATTGTTTTGGCCGGTCGGCAGCGCCCGCCACGAGCGCAGCCACTTTTGTATCTGACCGTTGTCAGCGTAGGTGTCAAGGTCAAACGCGTAAATATTGCCGTTTTGATAGTCGCCCACAATAATTTTATTGTTGAACGCCATCTGGCAATTGCTGCGGTGCCGCGTAAACGATCCGTTATTCCACCCAGCGCGCTCATGCCATGCGCCTGTCGCAACGTCATAGACCCAAGTTGTATTGGCGCTGGGGAAGATAAGCACGTAAAAGCTGTGGCCGTCTTGCTGGTAGGTGTAAGCAAGCGCGTCAGTAAGATTGCCGTACTGTTGAATTTGCCACTCAACCGCGTGGGTACTGATGCGTTGGCCGGTGTAACCGTTAGCGCGGTAGACAATACCTTGGCCTCTGGCGTCAGCGCCCAACCAAAACAGACCGTTATCCATCTTAGCGATGGTGTACGCTGATATACAGCCAATCTCATTAAACGCGCCTTGGATGCGCTGTAACGGGAAATCAGGCGTACCAGCGTCGTACCAAACTTCAACGGTACTTGTGCCGTACACCCAAACTTCACGATGATCAACAATAAGACCCACCACACCGTCGGGTGATCCTTCAGCGCTTGCAAAGTCAAGCGGATCAATAGACGTACCATCAAGCAGTTGCGTAACCCAAATACGTTGGCTGTTAGGCTCATTAAAAACAAAGTAGCCGTCGATATAGCCAACCGTTACCGCACCAGGAAAATCAGGGTCTATGATCTGACCAAATTCGCCGGTGTCAATGTTGTAGATGTAGCTAGGACCGTTGCAGGCAATGAATAACTGTATGCCGTTGTCAGCCATGCTGACAGGGCCAGTGCCAGGAATAGAGCCGATAAGCGTAGCGGCGTAGCTGGTGTTGATTCGGTACAGTTCGTTACCGGATACAACAAACGCGGTACTGTTATCAGACGAAAAAGTCCATAACCCTCTAACAGGACCGCTGCCGATCGTAGCAAGGTTTAGTAGACCAGGGCAGCGCTGAAGAAACGCAGGTTCTTTGCCGCCTTCCGGCACTACCTCTGGAAATAAATTGACCATCCTCGCATCGGCTGCGTTGACGGAACGGGCAACGTAAGTCGAGCCAAGGATCGGCGTTTTCATTAGAAGTTATTGGCGTAGATGTTGTACCGTTGACGCGTCGCAACAATCGGATAAGGTATCGCCATAAGATCGCCAGGAAAGTTAACGCGTTTGATGTTGCGCTTACTTGACATGGCAATACGCTGTACCTGCGGCGAAGGTTCTACACCAAACTCAGGCGCTAACTCGCACGCTAGGTTGTAGCGAAACGCGCGTAAATAGCCTGGTGGAAAGTACATGTCTGTAGCGACGCTTGACACTTCATTGAGCGTTTCTACCGAAATGATGTGCCACTCTAAGGCTTTAATAGGCACAGGATAAATGGTCATCTCAATATCAGGAAAGGTATTGTTGACCCATAAAACCTGCGGATAGGTGGACGTAACCGTTTTGAACGCGATGCCGTCGTACTGCTGCTGATTGATAAGTTTGACGCCAAACGACAACCCTGATGAAGGGTCTTTAAAGTAAGTTGCGTCGTCAACTTCGATAGGACGATTGCCAACAAAATCACCAGTAGGCCCAAGCGTGCGGGACATGGTGTAAGCAGGCCATGTAAACACCTGATCTTGCGTGCTGAACACCGACAGGCGCTCGGTATCCCATGACTGAATCATTTGATTCATCGCCATGATGGAATCTTGCATCACAGCAACCGAGGGCTGTTCACCTTCGGCCAACACACCAAGAAGTCTAAGCGACCCTTCAATCAATTCAGCGGCAGTTGTCATGACTCAATCTCCTGAGGTCTGCGACTGCGACGACGTGGTTGAAGTTCGTTAACAGTCTCATGCTCATCCATTACGGCATTAGGATCATACGCTTCCCAGCCATTT